AAACAAAGAAATAACTATGCAATTATTAGAAGATACATTTATTATTGAGAACCTACAGATTATAAACGAGGGTGCTGGCTCTGGTCCTATGAAGATTAGAGGATGCTTTCAAAGAGCAGACGAAGCTAATAATAATAAAAGAATTTATAGTAAGCCTTTATTGGATAGAGAGATTAACAAATTAGCTGAGTCTATCTCTGAAAGAAGGTTGATGGGAGAACTTGATCACCCACAACACGACTCAGTTAAACTTTCTAATGTATCTCACTTGATTACTGGACTTAATATGAAAGGTAATGAGGTTATAGGTGAGGCTGAGATTCTTAATACTCCTTCTGGTAAAGTTGCCAAGGCCCTTATTGAGGGTGGAGTTAAGGTTGGTATCTCTTCTAGAGGTATGGGTACGGTAAGTGAGGACTTAGATGGAACCAGACATGTCAATGAAGACTTTAGATTAATTACTTGGGACTTGGTTGCTGACCCTTCAACCAGAGGTGCTTACCCTGGTCTTACTGAGTCTACTGAGATTCAAGAAATTATTGACAGGGTTCTCCCAGAAGCCCAAAAGGTTAAGAACTTTACTACTCTTCTTAAGGAGGAGTTGAATGAAAAAACTAGGTGGCAGAAGGAGGCTGAAAAAAGGGCAAAGCCGAGTGGCGATGGTGGGGAAATAGCAACATTTCAAACTATGTCGGGGTCTCGTCGCAGAAAAATTTCAGCGGGTGGTAAGTTAGCCCCTGACCTAACACCCGCAACAGTTAGAAGTTATAAAGCAGCATCTGCTCCAGGTGGTTTGGGGAAAAAAGCTGCTACTGCCGCTGATGATGCATCAAAACCATCTAAGAAGCCAGGAATTGTGGGTAGAGTTGTTAGTAAATTAAGAAGTGTACTCTCAACTAAAAAGCAAAAGGCAAAAAGGGTGGCACAAAGGGTGGCACTTAAGAGAGATGCTAGAGAAATCCGAAGTCTTCGTACTGCTAGAGCCCGATTAAGAAAAGGAGGAGATTCTAGGGAAGCTCGTCCCATTAGCCACCCTGGCGGGGAGAATAGAAATCCTTTAGCTAGAGGAATGCCTGTTCTTAAAAGAATGGAGGATAGATTAAAGAGCGGGGGATACCAACAACAATTCGCTGCTGGTAGTGACTTTAGGAAGAACAAAAAATAATAAAAAACACCTCTATTAATATAGAGTACATACATATAAACAGATAGGAGACTTAATTATGTCAGACAAAGTAAAAGATATTGCAGACCTACTGCCTGAAGGAATGAGCGAGGAACTTATTTCTGAGATTGGTAAGGTTATGCAAGATATTATTTCCGAAAGATTGGATGAAGAGATGAGTATGCTTACTAATAAAGTTCACGCATTCCTTCGTCATCAAATGGATACTATCCAAGAGGCTGCTCTCGATGAGCTTTCTGAGTCCCATGAGATTTATCGTGACGCTCAAGCTCTTAAGGATATTAAGACTGTTCTTTCGTTTGAAATCGAAAGAGATGATCTTGATCCGATAGTGTCCCAAGTTAGTGAGGATGTTCAAAAGGTGGAGAGCGATAATGAAGTTCTCGTCCAAGAATTAGCCTCCTCTATCAAAGAAAATTCTCGTTTAGAAAGAGTTATTACTAATCTTGAAGATAAAGTAGTGGCTTTAAACGAAGGAGTTGTACAACTTCAAGAGTCCAATGAGGCTCTTGAGGAAGAGTTAAATAGTGATTTCGAGTCCACCGAGAAAGCTATTGTTATTACCGAAAATGTGGACGCACCTGTGGAGGACGACCAACCCAAGTTTACTTTAGGGAATCCGTTCTTAACTGAAGATGTTATGGCTTTTATGCCTGACTCTAAAAACTGATAAGGATTTTTCCTATGATTGATAATGATATTATGGAACCTGGGGCTGATAGTGCCACGCTGGCAAAGTGGGCTCCCGTTCTTGAAGGCATTGAGGATTCCTACACTCAGAGAGTGACTGCACAACTTCTAGAGAACCAAGCAAAAGCTATCATGTCTGAAAAACTTGATGAAGCTACGACTACTACCCAGTCGCTTGGTACTTTCCAGAAGTTCGCATTCCCTCTCGTCCGTAGAGTTTTCCCCGAGCTTATTGCTAATAAGATTTGTGGCGTTCAACCAATGAGCGGCCCAGTCTCACAAATTTTCTACCTTGGTTCTGATAGAACTTATAATTCTTCTACCAGAAATCTCTACAGTAAGTATAACCTTACTTGGGGTGGTCTTGAGACTTCCGCTATTGGTGGTCTTACTACTTCTATTGATAATGGCGCACAAGGGGGCACTAGTGGTGCTTATAACCTCTCCGACATGAGCTTGGAGGGTGGTGCTGCGGGAACTCCCTCTGCTACTTATGGAGGTATTATTGCTGATTTCCCCCCTGCGGGTCCTCCTTCTAATCGTTCTACTTGGGGATTCTCCATGAGTGCTGGCGAGCTTCTTACTGGTACTGGAATTCCTGACATGACATTCCACATCGAGCAACAGCCTGTTGTAGCTCGTACCCGTAAGATGAGAGCCCTTTGGACTCTTGAGGCTTCTCAAGACCTTAAGGCTTATCACAACATGGACCTTGAGCGTGAGCTTACTGAGCTTCTTAGCTCTGAGCTTCGTCTTGAGATCGACCGTGAACTCATTGAAGATCTTCGTATGATTGCTTACGATGTTACTGGAAACCTGTCTCCGTTCAGTAGATCTAATCTTGATTGGAGTAACAGCAACAACTTTACTGGTATTAATGACCAAGGAGTTACCGCTGATACAATCAACGACTCTAACTTTGGTGACTTCCAGAATAACTTCACTGAGGCAGGTAACCCTGCTGGAGCTTCTACGGACAATATCTTCCTTATGGATTGGGGTAGCTCTGCTCTTAACTTTGCTCCTCGTCATGTTGGCGATACTTATGCTAACCTGCTTGCTCTTTTAAACATTGCTTCCCAAAGCATTTACAAGAGTACTCAGCGTGGTCCTGGTAACTGGATTCTGTGCGCTCCTGTTGTTGCTTCTATGCTTGAGTCTTCGGCCAAGCTTCAAGGTGGCATTGATCGTGCAGACGCTCCTACTAACATGAGTAAGAACGGTGTTTCTTATGCTGGTAAGTTCATGGGTCGTTACGACATGTATGTTGATCCTCTGTATCCTGAGGACGAAATCCTCATGGGTTACAAAGGTTCTAGTCCTATGGACGCTGGTTATGTGTACGCTCCGTACATTCCTCTCCAGGGTCTGCCGAAAGTCGTTGATCCCCAGACATTCCAGCCTCGTAAGGGTCTGATCACTCGTTATGGCAAAGCTGCTATTACGCCTGAGTCTAGATTCTATCGTGTGCTTCGCTTTGCTGGGCCTACTGGTCTGCTTGGTGGATGGACTCAGACTGCTGGTTCTAATGGTGGGTACGTGGGGCAAGCTGCCTACTAGTAAGTAGCTAATTAATAGTAACAATAGAGCGGGGATGAAAAACTCCCCGCTCTATTTTTGTTTTAGGTCTATATAAAGTAGAAGTATTATGTATAAGTATAAAAGTACCTGTAGGTTTAAGATGTTAGTCTACGCGGGATCAGAAATTCTTGAAGTTAGACCACAAGAAGTGATTTCTTCTAAGATAAAATTAGATAATTCCTATCTTAAGCTTATACCTGAGGTAAAGAAAAAGAAAAATACAGTATCTCTAAAAACTAAACCTAATAAGGATGTAGAAAATGGCTAATATAGGTAAACCAATAATGAGGGGATGGGGTAATTCAGGAGCGAGAACTCCTATCTCTCATAATATACTAGATAATAAACCTCTAGGGGATATAAATCCAGATACTCTTAACACTACTACTGAAGCATCTCTAGTAGAATTTAATTCTTTTGAAGAGACTATTAATAGTTTTGTATTAGCAAGGATGGGTCATCCTATTGTAAGGGTAGAGCTTACACCCTATCAAATTAAGACTTGTATAGATGAGGCAGTTACCAAGCTAGATTATCATGCGCCCTCTTGGGCTACACAAATGGCTGTATTTGATGCTTCTGCTGGTGTTAACATTTACTCCCTTCCTCCATGGATTGTACATAATTTAGAGAATGTAACTTATAAAAAATCTTTATTAAGTATACAGTCTCAAGCAGGAACCCTAGAATTTGACTTTTTCCTTAAGTATTTCCAGGACAATTATCTTTTTAATAACTTTAGTATTGGTGACTACTATCTTCTCCAGTCTACTCTGGAGATGACGAGAAAGATATTGGGTCAAGACGGTACTTGGGATATACTTAATGGGAGGTATTTACAGTTATACCCCCCTCCCAGTACTACCCCTGAGGAAGTTATTCTAGAATATAGAGCTATAGATACTAATGTTATAGCCCCTGCGTGGAGAAACTGGGTTCAAAAGTATGCATTAGCTTGTGCTAAAGTGGTACTTGGGGAAATCAGAAGTAAGTACGCTGTTATTCCTGGTCCTGCGGGAGGTGCCCAGATGAATGGAGCAGCCCTCATACAAGAAGGCAATCAAGATAAAGAAAAACTTCAACAAGAATTAGTGAATGAGATTGAGCAACCCCCAAGATTCACTACTTACTAATGGCTAATAAGAAAAAATATAGGGTTACTACACCCATGCCCCCTCTCCCTGAACTTTTAGGGGGCACAGAACTTAGTCTATTTGATCAGACTAATAACGATATTAATTTATTTAACTTAGTGGATGATGAGATCATTAGATTAGGAGGTTCTGAATTACTTTATTACAAGTTTAGAATGGGTGACGATGATTACGACGAGACTTATTTAGAAGCTAGAAGTAAAGTACTGGATTCTAAACCTATGCTTGTGTACGGACACTACAACCCTACTGTTTTGGAAGAAACTCTATCTGAGTTTGGGTTGGAGATTCAGAACGAACAGATATTTATCTTTAACAAATCTTATATAGAACAAAAACTACATGAAGAGCCTAAAGCAGGGGATGTAATTAAACCTAGATTCCAGAACCAAAAATATGAAATCTATGAGGTTCAGGAAGATAGTTATGAAATATATGGGGTTTACCATATGGCTTGCTCTGCTAAACTCCTTCGTGATACTGAAGCTGTCTTGGATGAGGACTTGGATGAAAGAACTAATGATCTTGGGGGGTATCTGAACCTTGAAAACTAGAGAGAATGTATACCTAGGGAAGACCATACCAGAGGTTCTAGAAGCTACTACAGAAACTATGGGGACAACTACTAGTTCTGTAGGTAGAACTTCTCAGGCTCTATGGAGAGGGTATATCTTGGATTCAGTTAATAGTTCTACCCTATCTCCCTTTGTTTATAAAGAGGTTCTGCGTTCTTTAATAGTATCTTTTGGTAACTTACATTACGTTACTGGGGATAATAAGCTGACTAGAATTAAGTCTATGCATGCAGCGGGGGAGAGAGCAGTAGCTAAAAAGTTTCAGGAAAATAATATTATTCTTCCAATTATTACTGTTCATCAATTAACTGCTAAAGGAGATGATTCAAAGAGAAGATATGATAATATTCTTATTCAAAACAGTGTGTGGGATGAGGATAAACAGAGAGCAGAGAGGGTAATCGGGCTGGCAGATGTACCTGTAACCATTAGCTTTTCAGTGAACCTGTGGACTAGATACATGGAAGACTTAGATCAAATATCTCAAAGTATTAGACTTAGATTTAACCCTAGCCTAAATCTAAAGACGGATTTTTCGGATGAGTTAAAAGCTTTTCTAGTAGATGAGACTAATAATACCGCTATAGATGCTGGCGATAGAGAGACTAGGCTTATAAGAAAGACCTTTTCTGTGTCTACTGAATTATTTATCCCTAGTCCCAAATTTAAAGTCACTTCTACAGGTAGAGTAGAGAAGATAGTATCCAATTTATGGGTTTCGTAAAAAATAAAGTGAGTTATAGTACCCACAGGGATAAATAAGTATAGGAGAGATTTATGAAAGTAATAAAAAATGATTCTTATATCGGTAGGCAAATTATACTATCTACCCCCAAGGGTCCTAAATCTAGATGGTTATCCCCTCAAGAGTTTATCGCTGTTCCAGAGGCAGCAATAACCAACACTATTAAAAACTTAGCACAAAGAAGAGTTTTAAAAATTACTAACGCATAAAGGTATTAAAAATGGCTAATTTCGTCAGTCCAGGTGTTTATATTGTAGAAAAGGATATTAGTGACTATCCTGCCTCTATTAATCCGTCTGTGGTAGGTGTGGTTGGGTTTGCCGATCAAGGACCTACTAACAAAGCTACCTTAATTACATCCCCTGAAGGTCTCGTTCAAACTTTTGGTAATCCTGCTGAAGATATTGCAGGACAAGGGTTAGAAGGGTCTTTGGAGATGCTGGAAACTACTAACTCCCTTTACTTTGTTCGGGCTGCTGGGAGTGGATCTAAGGATGCTTCTGCCAATGTAAAGCTAGGTGGTTGTCCTGCGATTTTAGTTTCTGGTGTTAGCGCGGGTGTAGGTGATAGTGTTTTTGCATCATCTGTTTTTCTCTCGGTACAAGTTAATGTAGACGGTACAGACATATACAATACTCCTAAAGAGTTTAATATTCCTAGTGGTACAGTGGCAGGAACAGGGAATAATAACAAACAGGCAGTAGCCTTGAAGAAAATTATAGGAGGTTCTTTGGATGGGGCTTCAGTTGGAGCATATTATAATGCGGCTAGTCTTGATACAGGCTATATTACTGCTGGATATGCTGGGTCAGGTGTTATATTATCTGTTTCCGCATGGTCTGATTCTGGTAGATCGGTTCCGTGGAATATTCTATGGCCCGTAGATTTAAGTGGTCATTCTATCCAAGCTGCGTCTGGTGCCACCATGTCAGTAACTGGTATATCCATCAAGGATACAGGAACTAGTAGCATTTCCTATGGTGTTCAAAGTTTATACCCAGGAAGAGGTTATAATGAAGGAACTAAAACCGATGGAACTACTAGTGGTTATTCTGCACAAGTTCTTAAAACAGGTGGAGAGAATGTTAATCTTCAAATAAATAGAGATGGTGCGGCTGCCGAATCGTTTAAGATTTCTCTTTTAGCTTCTGGTGCTTTTGCTGAAGATGTTATTAACACTGGGGCTACTGATCTAAAATCTCAATACATTAAAGGATATTTTGTTTATGCTGACGCAGACGCAAGTGTTACTGCATTGAAAGATTTTATTCATCCCTTATCTGGTTCATTCCTAAATGCTCATTTTGATGGAACCAAAGATGGAACTCTTTCTGCTGTTAACCCTAGATTTGTTAAGCCTATTGAAGGGACTTACAAATTAGCTAGTGGAGCTAATGGAACTGAGAATGATGCTTCCTTAATTGGTGCGGTGACGGAAAAGACTGGTATTTATGCTCTAGATGATGATACTCTTAACATAGGTATAGGTTCTGTCCCAGGCAACAATGACCAAGATGTTCAAAATACCTTAGTTACTTTGGCAGAATCTACGCAAAACTTCTTGGCTGTAGTGTCTCCCCCAGAGGGATTAAATACTGTCCAACAGGCTATTGATTGGACGAACGGACAGTCTGATGAGAGGACTGCTGCAATCACTAGTAACTACGCTGCCATTTACTGGCCTTGGGTGCAGACCTTTGATACCTTCGCTGCTAAGGATCGGTACTTTGATCCCGCTATCTATGCAGTCCGTCAGATGGCTTACACGGACGAGGTAGGAGACTCCTGGTTCGCTCCTGCTGGCACTATTAGGGGTCGCTTGACCAAACCCACCAATGTTGAAGTAAGTGTCAACCAGGGCGATAGAGACTCCATGTATAGTGGGGGAAATGTTGTGAACCCAATAGTTAATTTCCCTCAACAAGGTATCATGATCTTTGGACAAAGAACTGCCCAAAGAAACCCAACTGCTCTTGATAGAATTAATGTTAGACGCTTAATGATTTATATTAGAAAAGTTCTACTCGCTAGTACTAGAAGATTTGTGTTTGAGCCTAATGATGCTACTACCTGGGAGAAAATTATCAATGTTGTTAACCCTCTTTTAGATGATATCCAAAGAAGAAGGGGTCTTGTGGACTATAAAGTAGTCTGTGACGAGAGTACCAATACTGCTGTACGGGTAGATAGAAATGAACTGTGGTGCAAAGTTCTGCTGAAGCCCACGAAAACTGCTGAAGTAGTTGTGTTTGAACTCAATCTTACTAACCAATCAGCGCAAATATAAAGGATTAAATTATGACGAGACAATCATATTACGCTAATAATCTTAACAGAAACCTGAATGATACTGATGGTTTGCCTGTTATCTCTCAGGACTTAGATTCTATCAGAGCTTATCAGTGGGAGATTACATTTTTCCCTCCTGCTGAAGTAGAGGTTCCTCTGGGATTTTCTAAGCCTCTTACCTTAGCTGCTAAACAAGTGAATGGTATGACGGTATCTGTTGAAGATATTCCTGTAAATAGAGTTAATGATGTTACTTACTATCCTGGTCGCCCTTCTATGGGTGAGCTTGAAGTGACCTTTGATAACCTGCTAAAGACTAAGACTGGTTGGCAACTTTATAAGTACTTCCAATCAATTTATGATCCTGCTACGGGTGAGTTTACTTCTACCTTCCTTAATAACCCAGGAAACTTTAAGACTAACGCTGAAGTGCTGGAACTTAATGGACAGATGGAACCTGTTACTATGGTTAAATTAGTTGGTCTTTACCCGAAAGCTTTTAACAAAGCTGAGAAAAACTATTCTACTAACGAGTTTGATACGGTCTCAGTAACCTTCCGTTACGATTTCTTATTCCAGTTAGGAGATACGATAGGCTAGTACACTATAATATATAAACTGAAAACCCAACTCAGCCTGTGTCTCTGGTTGGGTTGGGTTTTTTCAATTTAATCATGGATTTTTTCAATCAATTACTAAGCAGCTATGCTCTCCTTAAGAAGAGGAAGTTTAGTGCTAAACTTTATGAAGAAGTTGCTGCTGATAAAAATATAACCTATAATAAGCTTCTAAATCAAGAGACTAAGGAAGCACAAGAGGCTATTAAGAATACTAACCTAGAAATCGAAGGGGTGTTTCCAGGCATAGATCCTGCTACAAATACGGCAGACCCTGTAACCAAGGTTGATGTTGGGAAGGCTGTCTCCGCTCCTTTGATACAAACTGGTAAAAAGGCATCTACGGAAACGACTCCTAAAATATCCAACAAGCAACAAGATGGGAAGAAGGATACTAATAATGGCCCAACCGCCCCTGCCTGTGGTGGACAAGTTAAAATTCAAGGAAGTACTGTCACTGTCGTTACCGCTGATTGCAACCTCAATGTAAGGGGTTTTAGGGAGTGGAGGGGAATGGTGCTTAGAGCGCATTATTCTCAAGGTTTGTCTCAGGAAGGTGGAGGAGAGCTTACTTCTGAAATACAGGATTTATTAGGGGGTATGAAAGACTCTAATATTCTTGAAGAGATAGGGGGAGGAGATCTTATTAAGTCTTTAGGTGATTTATATAGATTATCAGATGAGTTAGGGGCTATTGAAGATCTTCGAGACTTTGATTTAACTTCATTAATAACCGCTAAAGGGTCGGCTGCCAAAAAAACTATTCCTAGAAAAATTATTAATTCATTACTAGGAAAAGAAGGATTCACGATTGCTAGTGAGAAGGATATGATGGATGGGGATGTAGTTGCTTATACCAGACCAGCAGAAGATTATATTTCTGGTTCTCTTAAAAATCTAGCATCCGTATTGGAGAGGGTTAAAAAGTTTCATACTAATCCAGGGGAATTCAGTATAGATGATTTAAAATATATTCAAGATCATCTAATAATATCTCGATATAGAAAAGAGGGTCATGATAGATTTAAGGTATTTATTAAGTCTGATCAAGCAGATAGCCTTGGTGTGTCCTTCGACTGGGAAAACAGAATAAAGCGTGGGGATGTGGTACGCACACGATCCCCACTACAAAATCTCATTGAGGATACTCAGAATAGACTGAATGCGTGGGGAAAGGAAAAGGGCTTTACTGAAGACGCAGTACAAATAAAGGCTGTAGATAGGGAGAATGTTGGGGGAGGTGGTAATGTTCAGAAAGTTATAGAAGAAGTGTCTGAATCTATAGACACTATATCCACTCTTTTATTAGATGCACAAACTACAGGGAATAAACATTCTAGAGATGCAGCAGTTAAGATGTGGTCAAATTTATTGAATACTTATCACGATAGGATGGAGAAGGCTCTTGCTCTAAACGAAAGAGTTGAGGGTGGAGAGCTTATAGCTACAGAACAGACAGAGGTGTTAGCAGATTCTCTGGAAGGACTACGGGAGTACTTACAATTAAGGGATTTATCGGATGAGGTTTTAAATCTATTTGATGCTGATAAGAGAGAAACTTTTAATAGAGATGATTATAGAAATAAAGTAAAAAAAACTTTTGAAGCTATTATGAAGCAGATTATTCCCCTTAGAATGAAAACTATGAGGAGATTAGCCCCCGACTTCGTGATACGCACAGGAAATATGCAGGATGCGGGTAAGTATGGGAGAAAGGTAGATCAGATGTTGTTTTACCATAGTGCTAAAGATGCTAAAGGAAAGGGCAAGGTTAAGACCGCTACTCTACAGGAGCTTATAGATAAGGGATTAATAACTGAATCCGATTTAGATACAGTAAGAGAGCAGTATGGTGGGAAGAAAGGGAAAGCCTTAAATCTTAATACCAAAATACATTATATTAATCAATCTTTAAAGTGGACTAAGAATTCCAATAGAACTAACCTAGGAAATACAGCATCAATCAAGGGAGTGTCTTCGGAGTTCGCTGGTATACAAGATCCCAAGATGAATGCAGCAGATAAACAAAAAGAGAGTGATTATATCAAAACATTATATAAGGCACAAGGATTATCCCGCTCTGAACAAGCTGCCACTACTGCAAACTTTAACTCTATCCATAAGAATATAGAATCTTTGAACAAAATATTTGATGGTAAGGGACAACTAAATGCTAAGTCTGCTACCGAGGCAGCTAGAACATTCCTTAATTCATTGGATGATGATTCTAAGGAGGCTCTAGGAATGGGGCAAAATACAGTTAGAGATTTAATGAATGAAATCAAAAATGAGAAAGACGAAGACGAGAAATCATCAAAGTTAAATAATTTTAAAAGAGATGTAGAATTTAGATTAATTACTAATAGAATTAAGGCTGGGTCTAAGGATAAAGATAGTGCTGTAGCTAGGTCTTGGAGAGCGGTTGGAGCTTCTTATTTAATGAGGGGTTGTTATGACACTACAGAATCAGATTTTGATGTTCAAAACTACCTCACTGGAGAGTCCTTTAACTATGATGGCAATAAAAAAATGACCGATGCCTTTAAAAACTTCATAGATACTGGGGAAGGATTAGAGGTCACTAAAAGGGGTCTGTCTATTCATGGTTATACAGCTAACTTTTCTATGGATTCTAGTAGTGGTAGACACAGTATGGAGATGTCAGGACCCGTTGACCAAAGTGCTTTAGTAAAAGATTCCTTAGAATATTCTCCAACAGAACTTATGAACAAGCTCTTAGAAGTTCAACAGTTAATGTTTAGTCAGTTAATTAAAGAATAAAGACCTATCTATACTAAGTAGATCTTTAAATGCTGTTAAGGCATAGTCCTTCAAGATGTATATTACTCTTTTGTTGTTAAGCTTTAGTTG